GAACAGAGTTCGCCCCGTTTCAGCACTTTTGCAGATAACCAAAACGCGCGATAGCTTTACGATATGATTACTACCGAGGGATTATTAGAAGCGTACTACGACTGCCGTAAAAGGAAGCGGAAAACAGCCAGCGCGATAGTGTACGAAATGGACTACGAGGGCAAGTTAATAGCCCTGCGTGACCGTATTAACGCACGTACCTACCGCCCCGGTAAATCTATGTGCTTTGTGGTTACACGCCCAAGGTATCGGGAAGTATTCGCGGCTGCTTTTGAGGATAGAATAGTACACCACTGGATAGCCATACGACTGGAGCCGCTGTTTGAGCAGATATTTAGCCCGCGTACATTTAACTGCCGCAAGGGAAAAGGGCAGCTGTATGGCATCAATATGCTGCGCGGCGATGTACGCCAGTGCAGCGAAAACTATACGCGAGACTGTTATATAATGAAACTGGATTTGCAGGGTTTCTTTATGAGCATAAACAAAGCGATGCTGGCCGATATGGTGGACGCTTTCGTAGTGGAGAGCTACCACAACGAGGCAGACAAAGATACGCTGCGTTTCCTTTGCCGCACCGTGGTACTGCACGAACCCGAAAAGAACTGCGAACGCCACAGCCCGGCAAGCTACTGGGAGCACCTGCCGCCTAACAAATCGCTGTTTACAAACGGCGAGGGTTTGGGCGTAGCCATAGGAAACCTATTTAGCCAGCTTTTCGCTAATTTCCTGCTTAACGTGCTGGACTGGTATTTAATCAAGGAGCTGGGGTTTGAGTATGTCGGCAGGTACGTGGATGATTTCTACGTAGTGCATACCGACAAACAAAAGCTGCTGGAGGCAGTGCCGAAGATACGCGAACTGCTGAAAGGCTACGGGCTGACCCTGCACCCGGATAAGTTCTATTTTCAGCATTACAGCAAGGGCGTACAGTTTACGGGCAGCGTGGTAAAGCGTGACCGGGTATATACGGCTAACCACACAATCAAAAACGCGGTAATGGCCGTTATGCGTCTGAACCGCGCAGAGACGGTGCCCGATGTGCTGCACGCGGTGGATAGCATAAACAGTTATTTGGGCTGCTTTCGCCACTGCAATGAGTACAACACCCGGCGCAAGGTTTTGCAGCGGATGGACAGCCGCGTTTTCAAGTGGGTGTATATCAAAGGCCGCTACGAGGTGGTGGCCGTGAAACGTAAGTACAAGTTAAGAACTAAAACCCTACAGCGTATAAGAGATGGCGACTACTGAGAATAAGATACAGCCGGAAGCGGTGCTGCGGCTAACCGAGCTGGACGTAAACGTAGTGCGTGCGCTATGCAGGCACTGGGTTATTATCGTGGAGCAGAAAGATAACGAAATAGTAATAGAGTTATATGCTAAAGAATGAACGTAGAAGTATTACAGATTATAGCTGCATCCTTTGCCGCAGTTCTGACCGCGCTGGGTGGCTGGGAAGCAATTAAGTACCTAATCAACCGAAAGCCCAACAGCCGCAAGGCTGAGGCCGAAGCGGACAGCGTGGAGTTTACCGTACTGAGGCAGACCGTAGAGTTTTTGCAGACCCAATTACAAGAAAAGGAAGAAAGGTTTGCACAGCAAACGGAACTGGTACGAAAGCTAAACGCCGAGGTGCTGGAACTGACCAAGGAGAAAGGCAAAGTAGAACTGGAATTACAGACGTACCGCTGCATACGTAAGAAGTGTGGCCAGCGCGAACCCCAAAACGGATTTTAGGCTATGAGAAAGATTAACGAGATTATAGTACACTGTAGCGCGACCGCAGAGGGGCGCGACTACACAGTAGGCGATATAGACCGCTGGCACAAATCGCGTGGCTGGCAGTGTATCGGCTACCATTACGTTATCTACCGGGACGGAAGCGTACACACCGGCAGGCCAGTGGCGCAGATAGGTGCGCACTGCACCGGCCATAACGCTAACAGCATAGGCGTTTGCTATATCGGTGGCTGCGCTGCTGATGGCAAGACACCCAAGGACACGCGCACGCCTCAGCAGCGCGAAGCCCTGCGCAGGCTGGTGGCCGACTTGCAAAAGCAGTACCCCGGTGCATCCGTCCACGGCCACAGAGAGTATGCCGCGAAAGCGTGCCCAAGTTTTGACGTTAAAACCGATTTGTAGTATGAAGCATCTATTTTTGATTTTAGCGGCTATCCTGCTGGCCAGCTGCGCCAGCACCCGTTACGCCTCAACGTATGACGAAAGCCGCGACAGCGTGAGAGTGAGCACCCGCCAGCTGGATAGCATATTTGCCCGGCTGATGCAGCGGGACAGTGTGTTTATCCGCGATAGCATCTACGTGCGCGAAAAGGGCGATACGGTTACTAAGTATGTGGAGCGCGTGCGATACCAGTACAAGGTACGAACCGATACGCTGTACAAGTACAGAACCCTGCGCGATACGGTGTATATGGAAAAACGCGACAGCATCCGCGTAGAAAAGCCGGTATATATAGAAAAGCCCCGCCGATGGTACGAAACGGGGCTGATGTGGGTAGGTGGGCTGTGCTGCCTATCTTTGATACTATGGATTTTGTTTCTGTATCTGAAACGGAAATTTTAATACTTTTGTTTTGTTGGTTGCAGGCCGCGTGAACCCGTGAGGGCAAGCGCGGCTATTTTCCGTTTACCACCCAATCTATTACACGGCGGTTTGCAGCGTCTATTTTGTCGCGGCTAAACTTAATGTACACACCCGTTATTTTGGAGCCGTGGACGTGCCCCAAAGCCTCAGAAATGGTATCTTTGGGTATATCCAAATCCGCTGCATACGTAGCCCAAGAGTAACGCGCCCAATAGGACGTTATCGCGCTTTCCAGCGGAACCATTACGGGCAAATGGTTACGGGTGTACACTGGTTTGCCGTTTACCATTTTGGCAGGCCCTATCTTTCGGAGTGCTGCGTTAAGATGCGCCATATAATCGCGGTAGTTATCGTATCTATCGAACTGCCGCAGCAGGTGTTTTTTACCTTTGTACCTATCCAAGATTTCCTGCGCCTCTACCTCTATCTTAATGCTGTAGAACTTTCCAGTTTTGGCCCTGCGGTATTCTAACCTGCCGTCCACTATGTTATCTTTGGTGAGGCTGGCCAAATCTACCATATTGATACCTACAAGGTAGAACAGCAGCAAAAAGATGTCGCGGTATTCGCTATCGTATGCCGATAACTGGAGGGTGCGCAGCTGCCGCATTTTCTCAACCGGCAGCACACGCATAGCCGTTTCCTCAGCAGGTATGCGGTAGTTACGGAACGGGTAGTTAGTCGTATAGTTTTCGTCCAGAGCGTAGTTTATGACGTTACGCAGGTTTCGCAGGTGCATACCACGGCTATTAACCGACAGCCCGGTAAGGCTGCTATAAAATCCGTCTATCCATAGTTTCGTTATGCTTTCAAAGCGGACGTTATAAACGTCGCAGTAGGCCGACAGCTTTTTGAGCGTCTGCGCAAACAGCGTAGCCGTGCCGCCCTGCTTTGTGGCGATGATGGTTTCAAACAGAGTGCCGAGAGTGGGCACGCCGACCGTAGGCGCGTCCAGTTCCAAGTTAGTAAGCATTTCGCGCAGCTGGGCGGCGGTGAGCGTGTCAAACCTGCCGTTTTCGCGCAGTTCCAGTATGCGATTAGCCGTGCGGGTTAGCAGGGTATCGAGCACCGCGTTAATGCGCTTTGCGCTTTTGCCGGTGGCCCGCTGGGTGGATGCGTCCCAATCCTCAGCAGGTAAGAAGATACCAGTAGCCAAATACAAGTTAGTGCCGTACCCTACGGCTATCTGTACCGGGTACGTACCATCTTTCAGTTTGCGCCTAATGTCCAAGCGCAGTTTAGATTTTGCCATATTATCTGCTTTCGTTTTGCTGATTTGTTGCTTAAAAATGTGCCCAAATATACCACAATCTACCATATATAACGCTACCAGCGACCACTTTATTTTATAATGCGGCAAATTTGCTGCGCTTAAAATTCGCTGAAAGCGGTTTTGTTATCTGTGGTTATCAAATAGTTACGGCAAACTGCGCTTTGTGTTTTATCTACCAGCGGCTATATGCCT